GACGTCTTACAAATCAAAACTAAAAGATTCATTTGTATGCTCAGTCTGCAAGTCTCCCGCTGTAAAGAAGGTAGATAAGATGGAAGGCAAGGTTGCCAAGCTTCAGGCTCACACGTACGAGAAAGATGCCGAGCCGATCGTATTGCAGTGTGAAATGGTTCTACGTTGCTTTCAGCGTATGACTGAGCGTCACATTGAGCTTATCGGCTTTAATCCTAAGTTCAGTCGTCCTGAGTGGATGGTTTGTACAGTACTACTTGTTCCTCCGCTAACTGTTCGTCCTTCTGTTGTGATGGAGGATAATCAGCGCATGGAAGACGATCTAACACACAAACTAATTGATATTGTTCGTAACAATCAGCGTCTACGCGACAAGATTGATAAGGGCGATTCTGCAGATATCATTGACAAATACACTGAACTTGTACAGTTTGATGTAGCTACATATGTAGATAATGATATCAAAGGACTGCCTCCTGCGGCTCAGCGATCAGGCCGTCCACTCAAGACTCTGAAGTCACGACTTGGAGCAAAGAATGGTCGTGTTCGTGGTAACTTGATGGGTAAGCGTGTAGACTTCTCTGCGCGTTCTGTTATCACTCCTGATGCTAACATTGATCTGGATGAACTTGGTGTTCCTGAGGAAATTGCGATGAACTTGACGTTTCCTGAAATGGTTACATCATTTAATCGTGATCGTATGATGACCTATATTCGCAATGGTACTGCAGCGTATCCCGGAGCAAAGTCGGTATATTTTACAGATGAGAAGCGAACCGTTCATCTGAAGTACATGAATACGTCACTTCTTGATCTAAAAAATGGAGACGTTGTTCATCGTCATCTAATTGATGGCGATGTTGTACTCTTTAACCGACAGCCTTCTCTACACAAGGCTTCCATGGAGTGCCACCGCATTCGAGTTCTACCGTATTCTACATTTCGTCTGAATGTTTCTGCAACTCGTCCCTATAATGCCGATTTCGATGGTGATGAGATGAACATGCACGTTCCTCAATCAATTCCGGCAGCTATGGAACTTAAGTATCTTGCTTCTGTTCTACGTCAGATCATCAGTCCCCGTACTAACTCACCGATTATTCAAATCTTTCAAGATACTCTAACCGGTTCATACCGCATTACACAGCCTAATGTTCGTGTTCCGGAATACATTGCTATGAATTTGCTAGCTCGAATGCGTCGTCCGCTTGGTTCATATGTACGCAAGAATAGTCCTCTAACGGGTCACGAAATTATGACGAATGTGTTTCCAATCATGAGTTTTGATGGAAAGATCAAAATTGATAACGGTACATTCGTAAAAGGTGTTCTTGGTAAAGACGCATTTGGAAAGACATCTGAAGGTATCATCCATGCTCTCTACAATGACTTCAGCCCTCAGCGTGCTGGTGAATTTATTAATGATGTACAGAGCATTGTAACTAAATACAATTTGTACTCTGGATTCTCTGTTGGTGCTGCCGATTTGATCGCCAATGCAGAGACGTATGAATTTGTAGCAAAAACGCTAGAAGAAGGTAAGCAGAAGGTTGCTGACATTGTATCCAGCATTCATGCGGGTACATTCATAAATAGTACCGGTCGTTCAAATGGTGCTGAGCTTGAGAACAAGATCATGAACGCACTAAAAGAAATTAACTCGAAGATTGAAGAAAAGGTTGGTGTTAGTCTTCCTAAAGATAACCGAATGGTTCAAATGGTCGATTCTAAGGCAAAGGGTTCTAACTTGAATATTACTCAGATGTTGGCTCTACTAGGTCAGCAAATGGTAGCTGGTCAGCGTATTAAGTATACGTTGCAAGATCGTACACTTCCTCACTTCGCTCGTTATGATCACGGTATCGAGTCTCGTGGATTTGTAGAGAACAGCTTTATCTCTGGTCTACGTCCCGCTGAGTTCTTCTTCCACGCTATGGGTGGACGCGAGGGTTTGATTGATACTGCAGTAAAGACATCAGACTCTGGTTATATCCAACGTAAGCTAGTGAAGATGATGGAGGATCTACACGTGGAATATGATGGAACAGTTCGTAACATTAACGGTTCGATCTACCAATTCGTATACGGCGGTGACGGAATTGATAGTATTGCAATTGAGAATCAACCCATTGAGCTTGGTGTCGCAAGTATGGAACAGCTATACAAGGAGTTTGCTGCTTCAGTTGATGACTTCCGAGCCGTGATGAGTTCTGATCCTGGTCCCGAAATTGACGATTTAATGGATCAAATTATTGCAGATCGCGATGTACTTGTTCGTGATGTATTTCGTTATATCAAAAAGACAGAAGTATCTGCTCCAGTTCATCTCAAGCGTCTACTTTCAAAGTACACGAACCCCTATGCACTAAAGACTGATCTAACTCCTGCGTATGTTGTAGCTGAGCTTAATAAGCTAACTGAAGAGCCTATGATTAAGCCGAATCACCTCTTTCATATCTTACTTCGTTACTACCTTGCTCCTAAGAAGTCAATCATTGTGATGCGCCTTACACAGTCTATGTTTGACGAAATTCTTAAGGATATTCGTTTCAAATACATGAAGGCAAAGGTACACGCGGGAGAAATGGTTGGTACTCTTGCTGCACAGTCTGTAGGAGAACCGACTACTCAGCTAACATTGAACACATTCCACTCTGCTGGAACGGCTAAGGCGAACGCCACCCAAGGTGTTCCTCGAATTGTCGAGCTGTTGTCTGTATCACACAATCCCAAGAATCCGTCTAACGTGATTTATCTACGTCCTGATATTGCTATGTCAGAGAATGCAGTGTTCTATAAGATGAAGGAGATCCAAAAGACAACTCTTCGTGATATTACTCGATCAGTTCGAATCTATTATGATCCTGATCCGTCATCAAAGAATTCGTCTGTTGAGGAAGATCGCCAAATTCTAGAAACGTACCAAAAGTTCTCGGTTACCAACCAAACATCATGCAACTCTCCTTGGATCATTCGCCTTGAAATTGATCGACGTGAGATGGCTGCGCGAAACGTGATTGATATGAATATGATTGCAACCAAGATCAATAACAATAAGGTTCTACGTGTATTCGAGTGTGTGTATACCGATACAAATTCACCTGACAAGCTTGCTATGCGTATTGCATTCCTACCTGACACAGTAAAGAATTCTCTGTCTCTTCGATTCATCGAGGAGAAGTTGCTCGATACTGTATTGACCGGTGTTAATAACATTGGTCGTGTCTACCGTCGCGATAACAATAAGGAACTGATTTATGATGATAAAGTCGGAGGTTATGTTCCAATGAAACAAATTGTTCTAGATGTAGATGGTACAAATCTACTCGATCTTGCTACAGTTGATGGTGTAGACTCGCTTCGGTCATTCTCGAATGATCTTCACGAAATTATTGATGTCTTTGGAATTGAGACAGCGCGTCTTGCTCTCTATCGTGAATTTATGGAAGTCTTTACTGCTGAATATGTTAACTACCACCACATGATCACACTTATTGATGTAATGACGTATCCCGGATACCTAGTAACTGTTGATCGTTTCGGTATGAAGAAGAGCAATAATGGTGTACTTGCGAAGTCATCATTCGAGGAGACGTCTCAAATTCTGTTTGATGCAGCTATCTCTGCTGATTTTGATAAGATGAAGGGTGTGTCTGCAAACATCATGTTTGGTCAGAAACCTCCTTGTGGTACAGGATTTGTAGATATTCTTGTAGATGAAACCAAGCTACCTGAAGGAGCTGAAGAGGATATGTCAGTCTTTGATTCGGATTTGAAAGCTGCTAATATTGCCGTATCGCAAGATGAAGATACAGGTCAGTGCAAGATGGAAGATGTAATGATGGAGTGGTAAACTAATTTTGATACAACTAACTGATAAATTTTAAATGGAACAACCCAAATATGATAGCGTAGTAAACGCTGTTATATCTGCGTTTCAAAAGAGAGCTGAATTTGGTCAAAAGAAATATGGAACTACGTTAGATCGCAATGATCTATCTTTTTTGCAATGGGTTCAACACACGCAAGAAGAACTGATGGATGCTATTTTATATCTTGAAAAACTCAAACAAGTAACGAAATAGGTTACTAGTTGCTGTAAGCAAGACCAGCCATGCCGCTCATAATGCGTAGAATGTTGTAGTTGACGGCATAAACGCGCACATCCCAGGTGTCGTCGGTTTGTTCATTAATTGTCACACCTCCACTCATCTCCATCGCAATTGTAGCGGTATCGATGCGAGAGAAGTTGCATGTACCGGACGGCTGATGCTCTTCGGGCTTGAGCGCAAACGAATACACGTAAATACCCGGCTGATATATAGCTGGACCTGTGTGGTGTTGATATACTTGAACTTTATTAAAGTAATCTCCAAAACGAGCATCTAAACGGTCCTGGCCATTGATCTGTAAATGCTGTTTAAAAACTGCAGCCGAATCGTACGTGAATGGTTTGAGACGTGTTTCTGACTTTGCTGTCGCTTGGCTGCAATTATTGTAATAAGTCGGCTGTACGACCCATACTAGCTCCTTTACAGGGTGGTTAAAAGTTAGATCAATACGATTATTGTAAGATGAAATACCCTTATCTTCGTTGTATTGAGTCTGCTCAATTAAATACTCGTGACTCTCCTGGGCCATGCGGCGACGCTCTTCCGTATCAAGGTAAATGTAGTCAATATAGATAGCAGCTTGAACAGGCTGGGGTGTCTTTGATGCGAGTGTAAAATTTCCAGCAATGTGTTGGGCATCATTCCACAGAATATTAATCTTTACTTCGTGGTACTGGAGAGCAATTAGAGGAAGCGCGGCACCAGGGTTACGAGTATAGAAGAACCCTAGAGGAATATAAAGTACATTCGGAAGACTGGGTTTTCCGTTTACAGCATTACATTGTACGGTATCAGTTAATGCTACACTGCCCGGGTTTATATCCCCACTGCTGACCATTCTACGTAGGCTACCCCATTGATTGTCAGTACTCGTCAAACTATCCCAAAGAAACAACCATTCGCCGTATAGGCGATCGATGAGCTGACCACCAATATCAAGTTCTGCATACTTAATTAAATTATAACCTAGGCGATACTGGTCATTATTCCAGTTAAATACTGAACCATCTGTACCTTTGTAGGGTAGAACGACCTCGAGATACGTTGAGTAGAGAAGATCGGCGTGACGACCGATGATAGCACTCTGCTTGGTGCCCCAGTTCGGCTGGCCAGAAAAGTTGATACGAAACGGCTCCATAGCGAAGTTTGTGTGGCGCTTGAAGAGACCCTTCCAGAACGTAATTTGCGGATTGCCACTGAGGTATGCATCTTGAGCACCACAGGCGACGAGCTGTAATAGACCACCACCCATTTGTCTTTATATGTTAGTCATACTGAATTTTTTAATGGTGGCGACGACGGCGCGTTTTGCGACTCTTCTTCTTGCCACCTTCAACAACTGGGGTTTCTTCATCGGATTCAGATTCGGCGCCACCGTGCTTCTTGTAGGTCTTCTTGGCCTCCATAATTACCTTCTTGAGGCCGTCGCCCTTCTTGTAGCTGCCCTTTGACTTCATTTGCTTCATCGTCTTCTTGACGTGAGTGAGCCACTTGTTTGCCATTTTTGTATTGTATGTTAGAGTTTTTATACAACGACGTTATAGATTGGTGAAATTTTCTGCATAGGTTGAAAAGATACCGCGGGATCCGGTTGAACGGGGGTTTTGTATTTTTTAGGAACGAGTTCTCGTAATGCTTCGGGTTTGAGGACTAAGCTATTTTCCTGAAATTCACCAATGTATAACTCCATCATACTATCAACCGATCCATAATTCATCATGATCCACTGGCAACCGTAGGTAAATAATATTTGAGGATTATAGTTTGTTAAATCGGCTCCTATATCGGGAACAACCATGGTAATTGAGTTACGATTATGCTTAATGAGTTCTTCGTGATCATATGACTGGGCAGCTTCCATATATGTCAAACGACGTAGATGAGACGTCGACCATGAAAGATTAACTAGTTCTTCCATTAGTGTTCCTTTCATCGCTCCACCACTTACAATGATTAGCTTGCGTTGTAAATTGCAAATGGGTTCGACGGATAAATTCTTACGTTGGTAACTGTATGTACTATCTAACATATATGTGCGGGACGTTGTCTTCAGTATTTCGGCACATGCATTAATTGTAGTAGTCTTATTGGTGTGGAATACTAAACTTAGAATAAACGGATCAGACGAGACCGGACAGCTTACACTATTAAAAGCATTATTTACAATTGAAACACAACAGGCTTCAAATGGCACTGTATTATATGCGTAATCTGTTCCTAATTTTTGATTCTTTAATCCAACAACAGGCTTGCCATTTCCATTATCATAAATATCTAACTCGACCAGACGAGGGCCGGCTTTGATGACAAGAGGCAATATAGAATCGGAAACGTAATCATAGACTTTAGCTCCGGGATACAACGAATACGATGAAGCGGCTGCATAGTAATCACAGAGTCTCATATTTACTGGCGTTGTTGGACAACCAAGAGGAGCTAACTTGGTTACCTTTTCATATGCAGCAAACGTAGAGTTTGCAGTTAATTTTGCTTGTGTCCCCGAAGGTGTTACCGTGTGGTAAACAGAAGTCGAAATTGCCCAAGCAAGAATAGCACTCCCAAGAAAGATGAAAACATAAAACCAAGTAGACCCTTGAGATGCAACTTCTTTTATTCTATCTAAGTATGACGGCTCCATTATTTACTTCCAACACGAAATAACATCCCACGTAACCCTCTTACAACATCGTCGGGTATTCTTTCATTCATTGGAATATCAAGTAGACAACAGTAATGAAAATATAAACAATACATTCCACATTCTGAATCTTCATATTGATGGCGTGTCTTGTTATAGCTCATAACCATAGGTTTAGAATGTATCTTTGTCGTATCCCATTGGTCTTTCCATCGCTTCATTAGTACCTTTATTTCCTTTTCAGGCTTCTGTGCGTATGAGTCAAAAAATGTAATACGAGGAAATTCTAATTCGGGACGAATATCGCAAAATAATGCTATCCAGTGTTGACCAGGCCCAGTACTTACATCCGTATTAAAAATGATGCCAATTTGAGTTTTACCCTGCTTGTAAAGTGATTGAATATCCATTGAACAAAGTGAACTTACTAAACACTTACCTGTCTTACTTCGTTTATCAAAATCAATAGGAAACGCACCAACGAATAAATATGCATTAAATAATTTCATGTACTGTTTTTCTAAAGCTTCTATCTCATCAGATGATAACCATTGTTCGGGATTTGTTACCCATGAATTTGGAGCTCTGGGTTTTGATAACATTGATGTAATAATACATTCTGCAGTTCCGGTTCTACAATGACTATGAAATCTCTCCTTTAATTGTCCCCAAACTTTTGCAATATCACCTTTTGCAATAGGTTGTTCAGACGGATGCTCTTTATTATACACCGTTCTCAAGTTTTCAATTTCATCCTCACTGAATGACATCCTTATCTTCAAAACGGATTATGTTCTAGACAATTTATAAAGTTATCAAAAATGGAGGCTAAGATCGATATTCTTCGTCAGCTAACCCGTAACTATGCGACTTATGACAATGAACTGCGTGGTTTGAACTCTCGTGTACATGAACTACGCGAATCTCGTAAAGAAGTAGAGACAAAAATGGTTGAAATTTTGAAGGACGAAAACTTTAAAAACTTTGATAAAATAAAAAACCAAGAAGATGGTTCAATTATTCGAATCCAACGTCCTCAAACGTGGTCCAAGCCTTGGAGTGTTTCACAGAAGGAATTGAAATCTCTTCTAGAAAGCTACTTTGATTCGACTAGGAATTCAAACTCGGCAGATTGTTTCAACTATATTATGAACACAAAGAAAGAAGCTCTGGTAGCAGACGAATTTGCTATTACTCGAACTCTTCCAGAGTAAAAACATTTTATATAATAATGGCAATCCCAGCGGTATTGGATAATTTTGCTGATTTTTTACGAGACCAATCTGATAAAGCTGATATTTTTGTTACAGAGTATAGCAACCAGACTGCAGATAACATAAATAAATTTCTTATTACACTAAAAACTTCAAACCCAATTAAGTACCAACTCGTATCTGATAACATTAGAAAGATGTCAGATAGCATTACTCCAAATCTTGCTCCTACCAGAATTACAGGCGGTCGTAAAAAACGGACAACGCGACGCAAAAAGCATAAGATTACTAAATAATGATGTTGTATAATCCCTATAATACGAATAATAAGCTATTTTCAAAAAAAGACATTCAGTCAATTCTGTCTACACATAGAACAGAATTTACTGTTAAAAACAACAGCCTATTTCAAACTGCGATGGTGCATTCATCGTATGTAAAAAAGCAGAAGTATACAACACCAACAGGAGAAGAAACTGATCTTGCAGAGTGTCCAAAAAGTTGTCTAAACTTATTTGATGAGTCGTATGAACGACTAGAGCATTTGGGAGATACTATTCTGGGTGCGGCTGTATCAACCTATTTATTTCGACGTTATCCAGAAGAGAATGAGGGATTTCTTACAGACTTAAAGAAAGAGATTGTTTGTAATGAAAAACTTGGTGAATTAAGTCAAAAGTTGGGTCTTGATAGATTTTACATCATATCAAGACACAATGAAGAAAACTGTGGTGGTCGTACAAATACTAAAAAGTTGTCTGATATTCTGGAAGCATTTATTGGAGCACTCTGGCTAGATTCTAAACATAATTTTCAAACAGTATCATCTTTTGTAGTTGCATTAATTGAAATGTACATTGATATTCCCGAAATACTGAGAAATAATCGAAACTTTAAAGAACAGCTGCAAAAGTTTTATCAATCAAAATTTCATCATACACCTACCTATGCAATCGTATCGTCCTCGACAAATTCATACACCATGGCTGCATTAGATAAGGAAGGAAACCATATTGGTGTTGGAACGGCTCCAACTAAAAAACAGGCAGAACAGCTAGCTGCAAAGGATGCTCTACGCATTATTTAAAACTACTGTGTTCTTAACGCGAGGAATACGTCTAATAAGTAGTTCACGTTGAGTTCCGCCAACAGACATATCATCTCCTTCTGGGATACCTTCGATTGCGCGAAGAGCTTCAGCTACACGCTGCGGCTGATCTGCAAACTGTAGAAGAAGCTGCGTACGAATTTGAGATCTTTTTAATGCAGGACGAGACGTGCGAACTGAGCGTGTAATATTTCCCACACCATTTCCTTCGATTGCAAAATTATCAACTTCATTTGCTTTCATATACTCTAAAATGGCTCCTGAGTTTTCTGTTTTTTTCTTGTGGATTTCTTTAATTTGTTGACGTAGTTTACGTTCTTCGTCATCTAGCGAAATCCAATCTTTGATAGTTTGGCGAACGTTGTCCATTTGTATATTTACGTTATGTGTATGAAAATTCATGCGTTTATTTTGGATTATTATTACAAATGACACATGATCGTCTAAAAGCAGAAAAGAAGCGTTTAGTTAGCGCTACAAGACGAGTCACTCGTGCAAAGAAGATGCTTGATAAAGCCAATAAGGCGCTAGATGGAACACGCAAACGTGTTCTTGATGCTAAACTAGCAAAAAAGGTAGCATCTAAGCAGTAGTATTTTATACCAATTTAACATATGGACGAAACCCCTACATCTGTCTCATGGAATTCTCAACTTGAGTTAATTCTTTCTCAAGAAGGTGAAAGAGCTTTATGTTACTCGTGGCTTCATAATAATTCTCAAAAGCGTTACACGCGTATGGACACGTATATCACACTTCCTACTATTTTACTTTCAACCCTTTCTGGTTCAGCATCAATTGGATCAGCTTCAATGTTTCCAGGACTAACAGGTACAGCGAGTCTTGCAATTGGTTTTCTGTCGTTATCGGTTGGTGTACTAAATACGGTATCAAGCTATTTTGGTTGGGGAAAACGATCTGAATCTCATAAATCAGCTGGAATGACATATTCAAAAATACATCGTTTCATTATGATTGAGTTATCGCTTCCTCGCTCTGAACGAATGGCTGCAAAAGATATGTTGAAAGTCATTCGTGACCAATTAGATCGTTTAATGGAAACAAGTCCTCAAATACCTGATCCTGTGATAGAACTATTTCGTCAAAAATTTTATTCAACGACACCCAATATTACAAAGCCAGAAATTACAAATGGTTTGGATCCGATTCATGTATACCACGAAGAGTTGAGCCCTCGTTTTCACATAAAAGAAGTCCCTATTATGGTTAAAACTTCCACTGACGATCACACTCGAGACACGTCACAAACGTTGTCATCGGCTCATCTGCCGACCGCGTCTGCATCTGATAGTAGTCACACTTAGTCTTCTTCTTGCAACCAGAACACCACATCATGATCGAAGCACATTCACTCTTTGAGTATAGTTTCTTTTCACTTTCAATAGCCTTATCAACTACATTCTTCCAACGGCTAGGACATAGTTCAACAGCGTTCATCTGAACTAGATTACGAGGAGTAATTTCATTATTTTTAAGTTTTTCTAGCCAATTCTCGCCATTTTTAACATAGCTATCTACTCCCCGCAAGTTTTCATAAAGAGAGATTGCGTGATTTCTGTACATATTCCAGAAGATACGATTACTCCAATCAACTTCAATTCCTTCCTTAATTGACTGATCGCTGACTGAGTGTAGAATTGAATGTTCAAGTTCTTTTACAATGGTATCATCTCCAACTAGCTCTTGAAAATTACGAATAACAACATCACGAATAGCACACTCAATAAATACATTCTTTGATTTAGTTTGAATAAGGCGAATAGGATATACCTGCTTTGCAATTATCTCTTCATCTACCGCAGGAGCCTCTTCAATTTCTTCGTCATCTTCTTCATCGCGTTCAATATCTTCATCATCCTCTTCCTCATTGCCAAAGTTCCACTCCTCATAAAGAAGAGCATAATCATCCGAACGAAGATTTGTGTAATCTGACGCGGTTGCCTTATATTTTTCTTCATCATCTTCCGACATAAGAATAATAATATTACCGGTATAGGACTCTTCATCAAATGGCGTTGGTAGAAGATGTTGATTAACAGGATCATCGTCTTCTGCAATACACGCAAATAGATTTAGCTGAAAGTTTTCTTTTAGAGGATGTACCATATTTCCTTGAAATTGATAATTTTTACTCTTGTACTTTTTACGAATCCATTCTAGCACATCTGTAGTTTTTGGCGGAATTTGTACTTCGCCGACAAGACCTTCTTGCGAAATAGAAACAGCGTACACCATTTTATAAATTCAATAATAGACTTTAGTGAATTCCGTTTTTCTTTTGTAAAAACGGATTTTCGTATTTACAATAAATAAAATAGCAATAAGATGAGCGAATTCAACAAAGTTAAGTGGATTCCTTCATGGAAGCTTTCTGAGGAAGCTAAGGCTGTTAAAAAGCAGCAACTTGATGAAGAAAATCTGAAGAATGTTGAAAAGACTGAAGAGAATTTTCCACCACTAATTGCCGCCCCTACAAATCTAAGAGTTTGGGGAGGAGAGAAGAAGTTTAGTGATCTCGCAAAAAATTGGGATTCCGAGACACAAGAAAAGATGACCAAAGAAAAGCAGATGGCTGAATTTAATAAGTCATCGCTTGCTCCAATCCGATTTGTTATGCCAACATTTAAGAATAGTAAACATTTCGTTGAAACGAGTGATTCTGTTGAATCAGAAGAAGTGGAACAGACAAAAGTTCCAAGCGATAGTGTTTGGAAAGTTGTTGACTATAGTAAGAACCGACGTAAGGAGAGGAATATGGAAGAAATTGCAAATCGCCCTCCGACTCCTGAAGGAGATGGAACTGTTTGGCCCGAGAAAGATCTAAATGAGACCTGTTGGGATGAGCGACGCTAATTATACGGCATTTGTTAACTTATTTCCAAAGAATAGAGCCGAAGCAGCAGTTCCTAATGTTTTTCCTTCTACAGCCGCTACAGACGCTGCGGGATTAAAAATAGCATCATATATTGTCTTATAAAATCCATAGATTAACTGAAAGACGTAAAATAGGTAGCCACGAATCGTGACTCCCAAGCTCTCTGTATACATAGCTGGTGTAACTAGAAACTCTGCATTTTTTGCTTGAAACGCCGCGTAGGCACCCAGTACAACAGCAGCTATTAAAAGTATTACATCTAACACTTGCATTGCCTCATTTTTGCTGTACATATCTGATACAAACTTAGTGATACCAGAAGGAGCAGTAGCTTTTGATTTCTCACCTTTTACATCGGGAGATGATACCGGTTTTACGTCTTGCTTCTTACCTAATCTCTTACAGCGCATATAGGTTTTATTATCGTGGGGCATTGGACCACCCGGTAATGACGCGATGTCATTAAAAAAGACTTCACGATCTCCTAACGGCTGAATAGAACGAGATCCAGGAGCATTTGTTTTTACTAAGTTAGCAAAATCATTGGGATCCATATTGATCATCGCTTTAAATACAACCCACTTGGATTGCACGCATGGGGGGAATACAGATGTTCCA